ACACGCAATCATAGCTGTAAATGGTATTGTTTATTGGATGGGACAAGCAGGTGGTTTTTTTGTTTATGATGGAACAGTAAAAAAAGTAAATTGTTCTGTGGAGGATTTTGTTTTTACCACGCAAGATACTGATGATTTAGGATTAAACTTTAATAGTGGAGATATTATTTACGCAGGATATAATTCTTTGTTTAATGAAATAAATTGGTTTTATCCTAAAGCAGGTTCCTCTCAAATAGATAGGGTTGTGTCTTTAAATTATGAGGAGCAAGTTTGGACTATAGGTTCTTTATCAAGAACGACTTACTATGATAAAACAATCTATGATAATCCTTATGCAACGGAGTTTAGTCAAACAGCAGTACCTAATTTTCCTACAATACAAGGAGTAACAAACACCAATGGTGCCACTACTTTGTATGCTCACGAAAAAGGCAATAACCAAGTTTTAGCAGATGGAACACAATCAGCTATAGTAGGAAGTATTCAAAGTGGAGATTTTGAAGTAAAGCTTAATATTCCAGGAGGGGGTGTAACTAGTACGGGTGAATTTTTTATGAAAATAAGTAGATTTATTCCAGACTTTAGAGCTTTATCAGGAAACGCAAGAATAACGATTAATTTAAAAGATTTTCCGTCAAGCACCGAAGCTAGTAGTAGTTTAGGTCCTTTTACTGTCTCCTCTAGCACAACAAAAGTAGATACGAGGGCTAGAGCTAGAGCTGTGAATTTAAAAATAGAAAACACTACAACAGGTGAAAGTTGGAGATACGGAACTTTCAAAGCTGATATTCAAATAGACGGAAGAAGATAAATTGCAACCTAGACTAATTGAAAATGTAATTAGTTCTAACGAACTCTTTTTTATGTATAAACAAATATGTGAAACTAATTTATGGTCTATTACAGGTATAACGGACAATGCTCCTGATGTGTATAATAAAAAATTTAACCATTCTCCTATGTTGCTAGTTAAAAGAGATAATGAAATTAGGTCTTATCCTTTTTACATTTGGGGAAAATCGTTACTATTTAGAATGGAAGATAAATTAAAAAAAGATAACATAGGAATACCGATTAAAATAAATCGTATGTGGTTTAACATTACATATACAGAAAACAATCAACATTGGTTACATATAGATTATAAAACTGAGGACTCTGTATCTTTTGTATTTTTTCTAACTCCAATATGGTCTCCGACTTGGCAAGGTTCTTTTTTTGTGGATGGCAAAAAATATGAGTTTGTACCTGGTAATGCAGTTGCTTATAATAGCAATGAATATCATAGAGGGGATATTCCATCAGAAAATAGTAAGCCTTGGTTAAGATTAACTTGTAACATAGTAGCTGAGAGAGAATAGTGAGTGAAAATAAAAGGTGTTGTAAGCATAGATAAAGGAGTTGTATGGAAAAGCGACCATACATCCAACCCCTATGCTATGGTTTTAAACGCATCAAAAATATGGAAGTTTACGAAAAGCGAAAATCCTAAATCTTATGATTTTTTTGTAAAGCTTATAAATGAAAACTCTAAAGAATTTAGATGGGGATTACAAAAACAAAAGTCATTTAAAGTGTTTTATCATAATGAATACTGTTATTTTCAATCACCTCCTGATATAATTTACAGAGCTATAATTAAGATAGAAGATAAAAAAAAGAAAAAAAATAAAAAACAAACTAAGGATGACAAATTTATTTATTAGGTAAAATAATTGAAAGACAATCACGAAAAGTTTAACCCTTTTAACGACTACTTTTACAAATATAAACTTGATATCACAAAAGAAGAAAAAGACCAAATTTATATTTTAATAGAAAATACAAAATCTTTTTCTGCGTCTGAAGAAGTTTTAACATCATACACAAGAAATAATATTTTAGACTTTCCAGTTCTTAAAAACTTAAAAAACAACATAGAAGAGGTATTATCTAAACTTGATTTACATTTGGGTAATAGTTGGGTGCAATCTTATAAAAAAAATAATCACCACATTATTCATACTCACCCCAACTCTGTTTATAGTGGTATAATATATGTAAAAGGTTGTGATAATGGTACAAAGTTTTTACATCCGTATGGAGGTATGTTAGAAAGTGTGTCTAACAGATTTAATCACATATTTGATAATAAATTTGTAGAGAACACAATGATTCTTTTTCCGAGTTTTGTGTCTCATTATGTGGAAAAACATACTTCAAAAAATGAAAGAATAGTGATAAGCTTTAACACAAAAGATAAATAGTTATGAGAAAAAAAGACCCATTAGTAGGAACTGGAAAAAAACCAAAGGGAAGTGGTAGAAGATTATATACTGATGAAAACCCTAAAGATACAGTTAAAATTAAATTTGCTACTCCACAAGATGCTAGACAAACAGTAGCTAAAGTAAAAAAGATAAACAAACCTTATGCACGAAAAATACAAATATTGACTGTTATGGAGCAAAGAGCTAAAGTTATGGGTAAAAACCAAGTTGTGCAGATAGCTAAAAAAGGCAAAGACAGTATAAGAAGAATGTTTGGCAAAAATAAAACAGGTTAGACAAATGGCAAAGATTGTAACTTTTATTCCAGAACCAAAACAAGAATATGATGTAGAAAATCAAAGACTTATAAATTTAGCTATATTTCAAATAATTCAAAAATTAAATTTTAGTTATCAGCAAGAAATAAAGAATGAGCAAAACTCTTTTAATTGGTTTTTGTCTTGACTATACAATACAAAAATGCTGGTTTTAGTTTGACAACTACAGGAACAACTTCTGTCTTAACCTGTCCTTCTAGTGGTAGATGTTTGGTAAAACAAATACAAGTTCACAATGGTTCTACTGGCTCAGTAAATCTAGCGACACAAGTTACCGATACTAGTGCCTCTGCAACATTTAGAATAGATAATGTATCTCTTTCAGCTAACACGACCAGACAAATAATATCTCAAACATTAGTGTTAGAAGAGGGGGACATTTTAAAACTTACTGCTGGAACAGCTAATGAGATACAAGGCATTATTTCTTATGCTTTAATAGATAGAAGTCAAGAGAATGGTTAATGCACATTTTAGATGCTATATACCATTACAAAAACATTATACCTAAAAATTTCTGCAAAAATATTATTGATTACGCAGATATTGTATGTGTTGATAAAGCTAAAGTAATGGTAAAAGAAAAAGATGTAGTAGACACGAAAACTAGAAATGTCTTTAGTTATTTTTTTAAAGATGACAACGATAACGACAAGCTATATAAAAATCATTTGTTTACGATTTGCTCTAAAGCCATAAAACATTATGCTACAAAATTTACTTTTATGAATGAACAAATGAAACTAGAAGATATTAATTTGTTAAAATATGGAAAAGGACATTTTTACCAACCTCACATAGATGCTCATTTTTTGTTAAATAGAACTCTTTCTATAATTATAAATTTAAACAATGATTATGAAGGAGGTAAGATATGTTTTCACGACAATGAAAAACAACACAAAGTTTTAGATTATAAGCTAGACACAGGTGATTTGTTAGTTTTTCCTAGCACTTTTTTATATCCTCATTCTGTTGAAAAAGTTGAAAGTGGAGTTAGATACAGTATGGTGGCTTGGTTTGTTTAAGATTTTTTCTTGATATGTCTTGTTTTTTATGCGATTATATGTGCTATGAAAGTAATACATTGCGATTCAGAGACAAGTTATAGAAATAAAAAAACAAATGTAGTTTACGCATCGAAAGAAGAAGCACAAAAAGATGTAGACGACCCAAACACAGACACTACACAAGAAGATATCGCTGAAGATACTAAAATCATAGTTCCTCCAGAAGCTTTAGCTATGATGAGTGAAACAAAAAAATGAAAGTAAAATTTAATCGGTTTTATTATAAACCATTACCTGAAAATTTATATATAAACAAAAGTAAGATAGAAGGATATGGCATATTTGCAAATGATAATTTAAAAAAAAATTTGGATTTGGGAACTACACACATTAAAGTCCCTATGATAATAGGTTTAATTAGAACTCCATTAGGAGGTTTTATTAATCATTCTGAAAAACCTAATTGTTATTTATCGGTTATACAAGATTGGGATGATTACATTGTTTACAATGTTTTTACTATGAAGACAATAAAAAAAAATGAAGAGATAGTTTTGGAGTATGGTAGATGAAACCTTTAGGTGGCACAGAAATACAACATAGATTTTTAGAACATTATGTAGATGATGATTTACTAAATAAATTTCAAATTTGTACTTCAATACCTGGTAAAGTACCTTTATCAAAAGATAAAATAAATATACTATGGCAAAAAAATAGTTACGACCAACCTAATATAGCACCTTGGTTTCAAGATAAAAGTAATCACAATAAATATGATTGGTATGTGTTTAATTCACATTGGAATTATGAAAAGTTTAGAATGATGTTTGATGTTCCTACTGATAGATGTCATATTATAAAAAATGGAGTAAATAATTTTCCTCATAGAATACCTTTCGTCAAAGGTGAAAAAGTCAAAATGATATTTCAAATTACTCCTTGGCGAGGATTAAATGTGTTGTTAGGTGCGATGCAACAAATTCAAGATGTAAATGTTGAAGTAGACATTTATAGTTCTTGTCGTATTTATGGTGAGGAGTTTGGAAAGTTACACGAAGAAAAGTATGAAGCTTTATATGAACAAGCTAGAAAATTACCTAATGTTAATTACATAGGATATAAAGAACACTCGTTTATACAGAAATATATGTATCGCTATCATATGTTTGCTTACCCTAGTATTTGGGAAGAGACTAGTTGCAACTCAGCACTCGAAGCTATGGCTGGTGGATTGTATTGTATTGTTACTAATTATGGAGCATTGTATGAAACTTGCTCTGAGTTTCCTGTGTATGTTACCTACGATAATAATTATAGGTCTTTAGCTACTGCTTTTGCACACGCAATAAGAATAGCTGTTGAAACGATTCACGAACCACAAGTATTTGAGCATCTTCAAATGCAACAAAACTTTGTAAAAAAATTTTATAGTTGGGAAAAGAAGTCTTTAGAGTGGACAACATTTTTAAAAGGAATCTCAAATGGCAAGTAATAGTGAAGTCTTAAATATGCAAACTAAAAAAATTAAACTGTTTGTTGCAACACCAGTCCATAACAATGTAACAATACATTATTTGCAATCTGTAATTAAATTACAAAGTCTATGTCAACAACATAAAATTGATTTTTATTTACAAACTATGAAATCAAGTTTAGTTACGCAAGGGAGGAATTTGTGTGTAGCTGATTTTATGAATACTGATTGCACTCATTTATTATTTATAGATAGTGATATTTTATTTAATCCATTATCCATAATGAAAATGTTAGAAAAAAATGTGGAACTGTTGAGTATTCCATATCCTATGAAAATAATTCAATGGGACAAACTGTTTGCTAAACACAAAGATATACCTACTATGTCAGAACTACAAGCATCGACTGGAGGCAATATGTTTCCAGTAAGAATAAAAGATGAAGAAAACGACATTGAAGTTGTAAATGAAATGATAGAATTATCTTTTACTCCTACTGGATGTCTCATGATGAAAAGGTCTGTTATAGACAAGATGATACAACATTATGGTCATATGAAGATAAATCAAGAAACAGTAGTAGACGGAGAAAAAAAATTAAAACCCAATCTGTATAACTTTTTTGATACTTATTACGATGAGGAGAAAAAAAGATACTATGGAGAGGACTTTGCTTTCTCAAGATTGTGGAGCAAGATTGGGGGTAAATGTTATGCTCTTGTTACTGAATACATCACCCACATAGGAGATTATCAGTTTACTGGTCGTTTAATTGACGAAATGATACCCCATAGTCTTGATACTTCGTCTAAGAAATAGTAAAATAAACCTAATAATATATATTAGGAGAAATTTATGGTTGCACCTTTAATACCCATAGCCGCTGGAGTTGGTAGTTTTCTATTAGCAAAAGCAAGTGGAGCAAGTAATAGAGATGCGTTAGTATCTGGGGGGATAGGTGCATTAAGTGCTTATGGGTTAGCAGGTGGTACATTTGGAGGTAAAGCTTTATTAGGAACTACAGAGTCTGCAGGTGGACTGTTAAATATGAAAGCATTAGGAACTGCTGGTGCTATAGGAGGTGGTGTTGGAGCAGGAACTTTATTTTCAGCAATGGGAGCCCCAAAACCAGCACCAGTAGATATGTCAGGACAACAATTTGTAACTGATTTTAAGGGTGTTGCCCCTCAAGCTTATGACCAAGCAACACAAAA